TTCTACACGAAGTTCCAAGGCGTTGTCAACAACATTGATTACATAATCATGGACAAGCTGTCTTATATCTTCATTGTCTTCCATTACAGGAACAGTAGATGCCATCATTTTTGTAAAATGCATCAGTTGAAAGTAGTCATCCTCTAAAAGATTATTGTCTGGTTGACTCATAATAGAAAGGTCAATTTCACCTGTCCACTCTCCTTTGTCATCTATAAACGGACGTATCCTGATGACAAAATCGTTTTCTTCTATGTTTTGTTCTTTTGTAAGTCTAGCCATGTGTTATCTCCTTTTTATCTTTGTTCCCGAAAACGCAATAAATTTGGGATGTTTCTTCTTACCCTTTTCCTTTAACCAGTCTTCAGGAATGATTCTATCGTAATACCTAAATCCGTATTTAATACACCACTCTCCATAACTAGACTTGGCTCCTTTACTTAGCTTACGTCTACTATTCTCAAAAACAAATCGAATGTCAAGGTTTGGATGCTGTCGTTTAATAGCTATATGTTTTCGCCTATCTGCGGCAGTAAACTGTCCTTTTGTTTCAATTATAATTCCATTGCCTAACACAAAGTCTGGCGTATAGGTGCGGTAGGCTAGGTCTTCCCATTCAATCTTGATACATTCGTAATCAAATTTTACCTTGTGTTCTTTAAGATAGATAGAAACGGAATGCTCTAGCCCACTGCGATACCCATACTTTCTTGCAGCACGAAACTGTTTATGATTAGGCAACTTTGTACTCGTCTGCTAGTGTTATATACGCTACAGTCTTAGGTTCTTTTGCCTGAGACATTACAGCGGGTAACTCTTGCATATCAGGCCAACAATCATATCTGTAAGAACAAAATGAGCAGTTCTTATTCAGGATAGTGTTGCCTGTTTCCTTTCCTCTAAACTTCTCGTTTACTGGTTCAAAGCATCGTTCAAACTTGTCTGACTCAACCTGCTTGATTGATGTTTGTACTTTTTCTAATTCCTCTTTGACATTCAATCCAGTTGCTGGCACGTACTTAAACTCGCCTGTTGCTTTGTTTACTACCCACCAACCACCTACATCTTTGCCTGATGCTTCTGCATACCCAGCTAACTGTGCTACATATCCAAAACCATCCATGTCTTTTAGCTCTTCAAAAGAAGAAAACTTGTTATTATAAGACCAATTAGATGCGGATTTAATATCATCAACAGCACCATTAACAACAATATCATATGTTCCGTCAATGGATTTGCTGCCCAGGCCAAGAGTGACCTTTTCAGATTCTTCATATTTTACTCCTGCCTCTGTAAGCAAACCTTTGAAGACAGCTTCAACTATGTCTCCAATCATCATGTTCATAACAAACGTGGTAGGGAAAGGCAGAGCAACTTCAGGCTTGTTCTTTTCATACCAAAGCTGGCAGGATGGTCTGCCAATATTGGACATGCGTAGCTTAAAGTTACCGCGCTTTAACCCACCGAACTGGCGTTTTAACGCATCAGCAACGTCCTGTGCCACTTTATCAATGGTCTTATCGGACATGGTTGACTTACCGTGTACGGCATCTTCCATGTACTGATGCAACGCCAGTTCCGCTGGGTGGTTCATTATGCTACCTCTTCGTCCACTTCAATGTCAACGAGTCCATCTACAACGTCAACATCATCATCATCCATGTGAGAGTTAGCTTTCTCTGCCCAAGCATTGACAATGTATGTATTGTAATTGTCAACCCATGCCATGAAGTCACCAAACATACCTTGCTCAGTATCTGTCAGTGACAAAGTTTGGCTCACGTCAAGAGAAACAACAGGAAGGTAAAAGCTGTTACCGTTAGGCAGCTTACGCTCCTCTGTATTTGCTGTAATCAGATGCTGAACAGGAAGGCGTTTCATCTTAGCAAGTTTTGTAAAACTCTCGCCAACCAGCTTAAATGCATCACGATTATCAATCTCCCAAATGAATGGGGTAGCTTCAACTTCAACAGGGTTACCTGATTCATCTACAGGGTTATTCATTTCAACTGTACCAAGCACAACGCGAACACGTTTAATTTGCTTAATCAGTTCTTGTGTCTTCTCAGGCAATGCCTTGAAGTCCTTAATGTACCCTGCGGGTTTACCACAGTTAAAGCCCCCATCGTTATCTTTCAAGTCGATGTTCAGATTATCTGCCATAATCGTCTTGACGTAACGGTTGGGTGTTTTGTCACTACCCTTTACAAAACGCTTATACATAAAGCGTTGCATATATGGGCGGATAGCAACAGAGTTAGAATAGTAATTTGGTCCATCAGGAATGTCCAAGCGATATGAACCGCCATTAACAACTTCCATATTGACAGTCTTACCATTCACTTCAGCCGAACCCATGATAGGGCTGTGACTGATACGAAGCCTAGCCAGCGAACTGGACTTCGCGTTGGTATCTGCTTCAGCAGCAATACCCATTGCCTTTGCCATCATAGCATAGTTATTGGTATCTATTGTAGTCATCTGTGTCATACTTTTTCTCCTTTCTTTTTCAAAAGTGCGATAGTTATATCAAAATATGTCTTTCGTGTCAAGCCAATTATCTCCTATTTTTGATTCTAATAACAATGGTACATTAAATGTAATACCCCAACGTGTGGTAATTAATCCTGGTAGGTCAAGATTAGTCTGATTTATTACCTCAATAATACTCTTTTCTTCATCTGGATGAACATCAATAACAATACTGTCGTGTACTGTATTTACCACACATGATTTCTTTCGGTCAAGCAGTTTATTTATGTGAAGCAAAGCAATTGGAACAATGTCTGCTGTAGCAAAAGACTGAACAGGGTAGTTCTTAATCTGCGTAAAATTAGTTACCCTGCCATTAGATTTGCGCACAACATTAGGAAATGCAAACTCACGACCTGACGGTGTGCTTATCTTCTGTGTGTTTATAGCTTCTTTAGCCAATCGGGAATGCCATACCCCAATTCCTTCGTACTTTTCCGTGAAGTGTTCGTAGTATTTTGCTTCGGCAGGTGTGCGTCCGAACCCCGTTGCCTTCGCTTCTTGGCGACTCGTAGGTTGACCAGCATCAGATATAACTTTACTCGTATATGAGTGAACATCAAACCCAGTGGAAACTTCTTCAATTGCAACTCCATCCTGTGATAAAAATGCAGCGGCTCTAAACTCTAGCTGGGCAAAGTCTGCTTCAAGAATCTTGCCGCCATCAAATCGTGACACAAATACTTTTTTAACAGGAAACGTGCCGCCACGTGGCATGTTCTGCATATTAGGGTCTGCACCTGACAGACGGCCTGTAGCTGTTCGATGCTGAAGCAACCGTACATGTAGCTTGCCATCCTGCTTTGTGTGCGTGGCAATGCCTTCTACAAAAGAAGAAAGGTACGTGTCTATAGCCGACAGCCTACGAACCTTAGAAAGAAAGTCTACGGCATCTGTCATACCTTTTGCACGTGCTGCACCTTCTAGTATCTGTAGGTTTTGCTTGCTTGTTGTAAAGCCATTGGCACTGAACCACTTAGGAGATGGTGGCTTGAACCTCAATCCTGCTGTCTCACTGGTATTGTTAAGCAAGAACCCAAGTGTGTCGCATGTCTTACAACGAGATGGCTTTGCATATGGTGTGCCATCCTTTTTGGTCTTGTGTACATAACCTGTTCCCTTACAGTCAGGACATTGCTCTGCAACCGTCTTCATCAGCTTTTCTGTGCCTGTATTTATTGTTGTATTAAACCTAGCAGTCTCCATATATGGGTCAATAGTATTAGCCCAATCTGTTTTATCAATTACTCTACGAGAGTATATAATCCAAGAGAGTTGCTCTGGTGAATTAAGATTAATAGGTGTATCACCCATAAGATTACGAACGTGATTCTGCAATCCATCTTCTAGTTCCTTCTTTTCTTGCTCAAACTCTTTTCGCACTTCATCTAACTTTGTTAGGTCAACCTGAAACCCACGTTGATATATCCGCGCAAGAC